GTAGAGTTATCACCTCCACCAACTGTGATTTTTTCACCAGCAACCAATTCAGCACTTCTTAAATAAGGAGTGATTTGTGCCTTGGTATCATCTACCGCAGCAAAAACAGTTTGCCAGTCTGCAAGAACTGTAATGTCTTTTCCAGCCGTTCCGTCAAAGGTATATCCGGAACGTTGTAAAATTACTTTTTGAATTTGCCCGAAATGTTCTTCGCAAGTTAGGGAAGCGATTGCCTCAATTGCGGTGGATGAAGGGCAGCTACAATTAATTAAACTCATTTTTTTTGAAATTAAAAATTAATAAATTATTTGCCTTGACTACCCTTCACCAAAGGCGATATGTTCAAATATACAAATTTTTTAAAAGCAAGGGATTACAAGAATCCCCCGCCCACAAAAGTTGAATAAACAAACAAACAAGGATTTTGCCAGTTCGTTTGTCCGACTAATGTACGAAAGTTTTTTTGATTTGTTTAATTCGTTCGCCTCATTGTTCGTTTTGGCTGCTTTAAATGGCCATAAACCGCATAGCGAATTGCATCTAAACAATTATGTACAAGTATTCCATTCGCGAAATATTCATGTTTATTTTCAACATGAAGATCATAAACCTTTCTTTCTCCTAGCTCGCAACGCTTTAGCTTTGCAATTTGCATGGCAGTATTTTGAAACTCCCCCGTGTCTTGTTTTATATTCTTTTCCGCAAACCTCACATACAAGAGTTCTATATTTTCTATTAATCCATGTTTTTTTTGCGTGTTCTTTGTGCCATTCTCTTCCTTCTTTTGATTTATGCCATTTTTTCGCTGCTTCAATACCTTTTTTATGCCATTCTTTACTCCATTCTTTATTCTCTCTATGAAGTTTTTTGCCTTCAAAACGTAAATGCAAAGTTTTTTCAACAAGACTAAGGTTTTCAATGTTATTATTCTTAGTGTTTCCGTCGATATGATGAACATGATAACCTTTTGGTATTTCACCTTTGTAATATTCCCAAACAACCCTATGCAGTCTTTTTGTTCCTTTAGAAAAATATCTTTCCCCTTCGTAAAGGTAATATGTCTTTCCATTAAATTTTTGTATAGGAATATTTTGTCCCCTTCCTTTAATTGATTTATTTCTTTCCATCCTTCTAATGTTTTAACCCTATGAGTTTTAGTAGAATCTAAATATAATGAAAACGTACCGAATTGCATCCAGTATCTATACGTTTTTTTATACCCGTTATTAAATCTCTTTAAAACTTTGTTGTAACCATTAGAAGTAAGAACCAAGTCACCTACTTTTATTTGATCTATTCTTTTTAATCCTTTGCTTGTTTTTATTAAGGTTTCTCCAACAAAACAATGATTGTAATCATCAATAACAAGCTGGCTTTTTTTATCGGAATAGGTGTAGTTATTTAATTCCTTTACAATATTTGTTGAATTTGGCGAAACAATTAATTCATATTCCTTTATTGCATTTATTCCTGCCATGATTGAGCCAGCCCCTTTGATACACGGCCTTATGTTTACGCCCCCATTCCTAATATCATTTATCAATCTTGGCTCTGCTGAATCACCAATTATTAATTCCCTTCCGCAAAATTGTTTGTTCTTTTGAATTATTTGTTCCGTTGATAGGTTTTCTTCAACAAAACATTCATCAACATAAATTTGTTTTCTTCTTTGGTCAATTGAAACCTTTATTAAAGTTGTTGGGTCGGGTGAATATCCATAATCCTGCCCGAACAAAACTTGCCCAGTATTTACAAATTCACCAATTTTCCAATTCTCATAAACAACACCATCCAACTTTGTAAGCCATCCACCCAAAACGCGGTGAGCATATTTTTTCGGGTTTTTTATTTTTAGGGCATCAAATTTTTCAATAAATGATTCACTCAGGTTTTTAAGGTTATCAAGATAGGTTGTGTGAATGTAGGTTGTATCTCCAACCGTTTTATTGCTTCCCTCCTGAACGCCAGCTTCCTCAAAAAACCTTTTATAAATCCAATGTTCTTTTGTTGCAGGGTTTAGTACAAAAATAACTCTGTTTCGCATTCCCTTTTTTCTAATTGATTCGTCAATTTTATCAAAAATTTCTTCATCAATAAGTTCTTCCGCTTCATCCAATACAAAGGTTGTAACACCTTGAATGGATTTCAATGCAGCAGTTTGGTTTCCGCTGGAAGTTCTTATTCCCTTAAAAAGTATTTTTGAACCCGTGTAATTGTTTACGATTTCACTTTTGGTAATTGTAAAGGCCTTTTCAATTCCGTATGTTTCAATCTTATCCCTAAATTCTGGAATGATGGAAAGGTGCGCACTCACCATTGTATAACGGCTGAACAAAATAACATGGCCGCGTTCGTATGTAAGCTTTAAAAGAAAATCCGAAACATGAAAAGATTTTGCCGAACCCCTTCCACCAGTAATTGAAAAATATCTGGCATTGCTTGTGTATAAGGGTTTGAATTTTGGTATGAGTGTAACATTACCCATTTTCGTTTTCATCCGCCCAGTTGGAAATTGGTATTCCTATCCTTTCCCCGTTACTGGTGATGTCTGTTTCTGTTTTTTCAACATAGCCCCTATGCTTGGCCCTTGTTTTGAGGAAGAAGATAATTGAAGTTTCCTTATTTTTTTGGATATTCTCCATTAATTTGCTTTCAACAAAATCAATTGCAACTTCCGAAACTTGCCTTGCCGCCTCCGCAAATTCGGGGTCATTGTTTTTGTAGTTGTTGTATGTCATTCGGGAAAGGCCAACACTTTTGCAAGCCGACGTAATATTCCCAAGCTTTTTTTCAAGGGCAACTAAAAGTTTTTCCTTGTTTAACTGCGTTTGTTCTTTGCTTACCCTTCCCATTTTTTGCTTTTTTGTTCAATCATTAGACAATCGGGCCTGAAAATATCCTTTTTTTCGATTGCGGGCTCATACGTTGAAACGTCCGCCCTTTGCTTTTCCGCCCTTATTATTCCCGCGCTAATATCGGAAAGCGCATTTTTGATTAGCGAAACCCCCATTGGGAGTAGCTCGTCCGACCATATTATTTTTGCCCATTTTTTTGGGTCAATGGCGGCCACTTTTGGAATCCAGCACCAATCTTGATATGCGATGTCGCCCCTTTCGGCGTTAAATAGCGATTTAACCCTACTTGCGCGATAACTTGTAAAATTTTTTGTTTTATTTCTTACGTTTATTTTCATTTTTTTTATGTTACTACAATTTTACATTCAAATCCCTCACCCGTAAGCCTTTTAAAAATTTCCTCTTGCTCCCTTTCGCTTACGCATTTTATTATAACACCGTACTGCTCGGAATATCCAACCCCATCATCGTCAAAAACGCCATCTGGCGGGGAGTACCCCTCGTCGTCGGAATCGTGCCCCTCGACCGTTCCAAATTCATAATCCTGAAACCCCCAATCAATTAATTCGTTTTGGTCGAAATAATTGGCCAACGATTCAAAATCCCATTCACCCGTGTTTTTGTTGAGCCTAATGTTTAACTCTTTTTCCTGCTCCAAAGTCAGGTCAAGTTCAACGGCCGGAATTTTCTTCATTCCAAGCTTTTCGCAAACGTATGCACGTTGATGGCCTCCAATGATGATTCCTTTACGGTCTTTGTTTACATTAACCAATATCGGGTCAACAATTCCGAACCTTTCAATTGAATCTTTTAACTGTTTGAATTGGTGTTCTTTTAACACCCTTGGATTGTATTCAGCATTTATTAGCTTACTAATTTCCCATTCTTTGACATTCAAATTTCCCATTTTTGAATAATTTTCTTGTTTGTTTGTTGGTGCTAATATAATCAAAAAATAAAAACCCCACCAAAAAAGGCGGGGCGCGTGCAACTAATCAAAAATAAAAATTAAAACTAAGAAGTCATTTGCACCACTTTGCGCGGTGTCTAGCGTCATGAAAATAATATTTGTCGTTCTCTTGGTCTATGATTGGCTGATAAACTTGCCCGTCAACATCGCGGTAATAAAGCCGCCGACCAGATTTAAAAAGCCCAACGGCTTGAATTCCTTTTTCTCTTTTGTACCAATTGGAAAGCGTATCAACAACATCATCCTTTTCAATGCCCAATTCCTTGGCTAAAATTTCCCTAAACGAAACCTTTTTGATTTTAAAAATTGAATCGACTTTTTGGTTCATTCTTTTCCTAATTAGCGGGTCAGCTTTTTCCTGAACCTTTTCTTCCACAACCGCATCAATATAATCCGCAATTGAAGTAAAACCAGCAATGCCCGCAGCCAATACACCAATGAAGGTAGCTATTCCAGTAACCTTCTTCCAAATTGGAGTTTTTTCTAAATCCATAATTCGTAATTCTCTATCGCATAAATTATTTCCTCGCAGGACATGCCGCGAATGTATCAAATTATTTCCTTTATTTCAAACTCAATACGGGGCGCATTTTTATCAATAAACTTCTGGGCAACTATCTTAACGCACTTATTGTCGTTTTTTATTGCTCTTGCCTTCTGTAAGCAGTCCAAAATTATTTTAAGGCTATTGTCAAGGTCGGAGCGCATTGAGGGATAATAAACGTCAACATGAAGTTCAAAAAGGCCAGCAATATTTTTATTGCGTAAATTTCCAGAAAGCTGCATGAAGAATTTCTTTTCGTAATCCTTTAAGGCGGATGATTTTCCCAAGCTTGGTTTCATCTTCCTATCCCTGCCCATCATTGTTATAATCTTGTAGCAATTCGATTTGCTGGGCGTGTTGCCGTAAATTGTTTCCTTTTTATCGGTGTTCATTTTGTTCTAACATTTTTCACTAAGATAGAACCCATTTTTTTAAATCTTTTACAATTGTTTTTATTTCCAATCATTCTTTCCTCAATATATTCCTTTGTTATTTCATTTGTAAACCTTGTTTGATTATCAATGAAAGCACTACAAATTTCGGAAGTACCACAAAGGCTTACCGAATAATTATAGCAACTGTCGCATATTATTTCAATCTCTTTTTCCATAATCTAATTTTAACAGTATTATAAATTCAACTTCGTTCCTCAGCAGCCGCGCAGGCCAATTTATAATGGTGTTGTACACAATATGGCTTAGTTCCGTTCTTGTATTAAAGTTAGTGCTAATCATACCGTATTTATTTTTTTTCTTCCCTCGCTTTTTAGTTACATACTATTTTTAATATGTGGATATATATCTTCATAAGTAAACTCCAAAAAATCAAACACATCATCTTGTATAAAATAAACTTCATCATTCCTAAAATGACCAGTAATTAAAATATCTCCGTATTCATGCATTTCAAATACTGACATAAAATCCTTAACATAATCAAAACCGTCTAAAACAATCCATGTTTTTTCCCCATCATCGTATGAATAAACTTTTCCCTCTTGGAATAAATCTATTAAAGTATAAAAAGCCTCTGTCATAACTACTCTTTTATGATTTTTTCTTGTAAATAATCTCTAAGCCTTTTAGCCCCGTCCTTAAAAACAACTATTTCTTGTTGTGTTAATCTTTCATCTTCTAACATCTCTTCTATTTTTTGATATGACGGTAGTGCATTATAAATTATGTCTTTAGCTTTTTTATAAGCTAAACTACGTTGATAATGAATCCCATCTTCCCATCCTTGCGTATAATCATCCATACTTGATTTATAAACAATCATTTCGTTATCTTCCACCGCAAAATCTCTTATCCATTCATCGGGTATATGTCCGTAAGAAGGTTGTTTTTTGTTTACATAGTCCACAAAAACTCTAAGAACGTCTATAATTGAATTACTCCTGAATTTATTAGCTTTTTCAATCCAATATTCTTTATCAATAACATTATTATTAGCAACTTCTTTAAAGTGAATACTAAGAACATTCATTAATTCCTCAATAGGTGTAATCTCTTTTACTTTTTCAATTTTATCTAATGAGAAACCTCTATCTATAAAGAAATCTTGCCCCTCTTTCATGTGTATAATTTTATTAGCATAATCATCGTGAAATAAATTCCTAACTGAATCGTGAAATTCTTTTTTTAATCTAAATTTTGTCATAAGTTTTAATTTTTCAAATTAATTTTGCCAACGCACAAAAAAATAAATACTAAGTTCTGCGCTTCGGTATAAGTTTCGTTCTTTTAAGTCGCCATACAGTGTACAACACGTAATATAGTTAACCCTATCGGGTCGCTATCGCTTAACCATATTACCATACGTTAGCATTAATACTAACTTTGTAGTTCTAATTCATTAAACCATTCTTTATCGCCCCAATATTCTCTACTATAAAATTGCTCATTTTTTACAATTCCTTCTTTTAAGTCATAAAGTTTTCCATTTCCGCAACACCAATATTTATAATTAGGTACAAAGTTTTTAAAACTTTCAATAGTGTTTCTTACATCATTTACGACAATATCTAAATCATAATATTGTCCTTCATCCCAACTATGTGAGTAATCGCACCCAACTTTTATAACTCTATTTGCATCGTCAAATCCACTTTCTTTGCTATACCATGTAATACCTCCGTGCCAGTCTATATTTGGTAAAATTTCGTGATTATAATACCCATAATAAATATGGTTTCTTTCTTTTTTACCTTCCAACCAAAAACTTTCAGGGTTATTGTTTACTGGAATCCTATCTAAGTGAATAAAAATATAATAAGTCCAACAATCTCTACCGTTTAAATCTATCGTGTTTGGTTCCACCTTCCAGTTGTTTATTTCAAAACTTACCCCTTTATAGATACCCGTCCAAACTTCTTTCTTTTTTAGTTTCATTCTATTTAATTTTTATCAGTTAATAATCCGTACTAATGCTAACAAGTATTAAAAACAAGCTACCGCCAGTTTTTACACTTATCATTACTCCCCTTCTTCTACTCGGTTAATTAATTTGTTAAGATAATCTACATCAACAACAAGAAAATGAAAACCCATTGCGTCTTTTGCCCTAAAAGAAGTATTATCAACAATTTTTTTTAATTCCTCATGAATAAGCCCAGCCCCGAACTTTGCGCCTATTCTGAAAGCTTTTTGTTTTTCCTCCATCGCTCCCAAATCAAAGCGGTCATAAACCTGAACCCTTTTATAAACCTTCTCCGCTTCCTCACGGATTAACTTCTCTTGTTGTTCTGTTAGTTTCATTTTACTTTACTCTTTTAATTACAAAATCCTTTTCAAAATACGTTTCCCCATTTGGAAGTTGGTACAATATTTCCCGCAAAATCGGGCACTCAACATCCTTTATTCCAAAACACAAAAACGGGTCATTAATTTGCATTGTGTATGCCATTATAAACTTCATGCCGTTAAGTTGTTTAAAAGTTTATTAAAACGCTGCTGCAACCTTTCTTTGGCCAGTTCCTTAATTTCAATTTCATGGGCCAATTCCCCACTTTTATCAAATAATCTGTAATAGGTTGGCGTGCTGAATTTCAATTCAAAAATCCTTTCTTCCTGCTTATCAATAAGTGCATCCAATTCCTTCAATACCTCGATTTTTTCCTCAAAGCTTTCTATTGCCTTAGTTCTATCCATTTTTAGTGATTTTTTTGTTTACAAGTTTAAATATAGGGTTTTTAAAGTTTAAAACAAATTGTTAATAGGAAATATTTTAAAATTTTAAAACTTTTCTTTTTTTGTTAGTACATTATTCAGGTTAAAACATCCACCCTCAATAGTGTATGCGGCGTTTCCTTTAATGAATTGAACAGTTTGCCATGTGTTTAATACTGGAATAAAAATTTCCCTTGAATT